AACACCATTATCTTTTAGAAACTGTCTAGCTACGTTTAGATCCCCTGCCTTTGCTTCGCCACTTTGTATCTTACCTAGTAATTCTTTTGCTAAACATAAATGCAAAGTGTTTAAGACTTCTAAGCTTTTATCCATGATTAGTCTTGTTTTTAAATAATATAATCACTTCTGATCTGTATTGCCAGATAGAAGATACTTTATTTTACCAAAAAAACCTAGTTTTCTAACTTTCTTGTATAGTCTCATACCTTTCTCATAGCGGTATAGTTTGGTTTCTATGTCTGATATACGCATTATTGCTGAAGTTAAAAGCAAATCTTGTAGTCTTGTGTATTTAACTAGGTCTAAACAGTATGCTCTTACAGTTTCCTCTGGCATTTGTTCTGTTTCACGTTGTTTTACTTCAATTTCAAACTCTATTTCTGGCGGTGGGTTGCCAATAAGGATCTTGAAAAACTCTTTATGGTTCATATCAGTTCATCTTAGGAAACAACTGTTGCTCTAACATATCAACAGCCCTGTCATCAAGAGTATTCGAGGTCTGCTTACAGATTGCACGAAGCAAATCTACGATAAGTCGTTTTACAGCAGTTGTAGTAAAGAACTTTAGTAGTATTGGTTTTAAGAGTTTGAGCATAATAATCTTGTGTTACTTTCCAAACATAGCTACATTGCTAGTATTAGACAAGAGTTTGCACTTCTATGGAAGATCAAGAAGAAAAAGAAGGTACGGATTGGGGTGAACTATTTGGTCACGCTGTACGTTTTATGATTCTTTGCTGGTCGCTTGCAATGATGACTCTTGGATACATGGATAAAATCCGTAATGACGGAGCTTTTTTAGCCGGCTTGACCAGTGGCGTTTTAGGCAGCTATGGTATCAGTGTGAACAAAAAGAAACCTAATAACGCTGCTAAGATAGTAGATAACAAAGACACTAATGTAGGTATCAAATGAAAAAATTTATACTATTAATACTGTTGGCTCTTCCTGTCGCAGCACAGGCTAATCCTTTGCCTTCGTGGACTACAGGCTCTAGCAACAGAACTGAAAATACTACTCAGACAATAACCCGCAGTATAGTGACAGAAAAATATGGGTCACAGATTGAGACTTGGGAAGGCAGTAATATATCTGTGGCTGCATCCGCAGGTATAGCAGGTGGTGATGCAGTGTTTACTGTTGACGATTCATCTTTACCTTGGTCGCTCAGTATAACAACAAGAGATGCCGGCCTTATTGAGCAGATCACACAGAATGACACCATCAACACAACGAGCGTTATTACTAGTTTGTCTGTCTTTAGTCAGTAGTCCTGTTAAAGCATCAGAAACTGACGTTATAGCACAACCAAATGCGGTTGGTAATTCAAGTATTATCAATCAAAATATGAATGTTAATAATGGAATGACAGGTAAGTTGCAGTTTGGAAATGTAGTATGTAGCCAACCAACTATGGCATTTACACCTTTTTATACAGGTAATGATGCACAAGGTGAAGAAACATACAGTATTAATGAAGGTTGGGGATTTCAAATGTCATTTATGGTTCCTCTCGGATCTAATAATGATACTTGTTCTGAGCTAGCAGAAGTAAAGCTAAAGTTAGCCAAAGAAGAACTAAACAAGCAAGTCCATGATAAGCAATTAGTGAGAGTTTTAAAGTGTTCACAACTCCACGCTAGCGGCTATATGATAAATCCTAAATCAGAATTTGCTTATATCTGTAATGACGTAATAAATATTAGAACTTATGTAAAAGCCAACGCAGAAAAATTTAAGTAGCTAGTTAGACGCCACATATACAGGTATGTGAACTCTAGCTACCTTTATTATTATCCATCTTTTCTTTCACATTTGCGACCTCTTTTTTAAGAACTTTAGTAAATATTTTTTTAAATATTTTTTTTAGTTGTGTTACTACAGCTTGCATAGCAATACCCCCTGCTACACTAACAACACTTGCAGTGCCAGCAGCTATAACACTTGACGCTATAACCTCTGGGGCAGGTATAGGCATTTCACCAAAAAATGGTAAATTAAAAGTACCTACAGTTTCAGATGAAGTATTTTCTAAGTTTTGTGGCAGGTTCGTTGGCATCTGTTCTGGGTTTATATTTAGCCCTTCCTCGTTTGCTTCCTCTTCTTTTGAAGAATCAACTGCCTGATCTTCCCCAAGTCCCGACTGAACTTGTTCCAGACTTGGAAGGAGTAGAGGGTCTAAATATGGAATCTCTGCCACAGGTGGATAAAATATTGTTGTAGGTGGTATTAATATATTATTTGTATCAGGTAGATTTATCTCTGGATAATCCACTAAATATTTAATTTAAAAGCTTGAAAGAATGTTTGATGATTACCTGCCTGAATTTCTGCATTGCTTGTTTGCCTCTCAATACTTGCAGTTACGTCTAAATAATCACTTGAACCATTCATTTGCACTAAAACCGTAGCATTACAAGTTAATGCACCCATTTCTTTATCATCTGCTGGATCAATTTCTGACTTAGCAACAGTACTACCATTTTTTTGTATTTTCATTTCAGCATCTTCTACATTTGGCCTAGTAGCACTAGACAATGTTGTTTGAGCATTTACAAAATAATATCCAGCTACATTTGGTGTAAATCTAAAAGTTGAAGTACTATAACAATTATCTGTATCAAAGTTGTGTTCAGTTGAATCATTATCAAATTCAACTACTGTAAACGTGTCATTTGAAATTGTTTGAGTAGATTGTAATTCTGCTCTAAAAGCTGGTGTATTAGTAGGAATTGTACCCCAACTGGTATTAGTTCCATTAGTTTTTAAATATTTACCAGAATTACCAGATTGAGAAGGTAAGATACTATTCAAGAATGTAGTTAAATCTGAAATATTAGATGCAGAAATAGTTATACCATTAGGCAAAGTAGCGGTTGCAAGCTTTGAAAGATCAATTGCAGCATTAGAAGCTACTTCAGCGTTAGATATTGATAAGTTAACCTTAGATTGTGCTATAGCGGCATCACTTTTTATGTCACTATTAACAATAGTGTTATCTTTAAATGCACTAGCTTCTGTTAATCCCATGACTTAAATTTTTATTATTAGTCTATAGCTTCTGTTGAGGGTTGCTCTACTCCTTCTTCTTCTTTTACAAGTTCCATTAGTTCTGCATATTTAGCATTAGCTACTTTAAACTGTTCAAGTAGTTGAGCATTTGCATTATTTAGCTTTTGTGCTTCTTCAACACCTGCGTTGTACTTATTAGCAAGAGCTTCCGCTTCTGCTTTACGTTGTTCGCATCTTTCAGATAACTTTGACATAAGTTTTGAATAATTGTACTAATAATACCTAAGAGTAAACTTTTTTACCATCAACAATAGCTTTGTCGATAGCAGTAAAATTCTCACTAGTCCAGATAGATGTAGTTTCATCTTCTTTTTTATAAGCCTTAATAATTTCAAGATGCTCTACATTACGTTTGATCTTGTCTTTATATTCATCATCAGTTTCATCTGATGTTTTAGCAGTGTTGATTAAAGTTACGCTATCGCCAGCAGCAGAAAAGATTTGTGCAACTTCATCAGCAGTTCTTTCAGCCATTTGATTTAAGTTTGTTTACTTCCATTGTAAGCTCTTGGATCGCTTTGACAAGGATTGGTACGAGTTTACCATAACTTGCTTCTAATCTATTAGGGTTTTCATCCATTACCATATTTAGATAATCTGCATCATTTTCTTTCTGTGCTGTTTGTAAATCTTGAGCGATAAAGCCATGTTCAAACGATCCATCTTTACCATTACCATCTCTAGTAGCCCATTCAAATTTTACAGGTCTTAACTTAGTTATAAAGTCTAATCCTTCTGGTAAATCAATTACGTTTGTTTTGTCTCTTGCATCTGATAAAGAAGATATGGTTTGAACATTACATCTAAGGGTTGCAATATTGCTATCACCTAATGTTATTTCATCATCAACAGTTGCAGAAGAAGCATCTGCACCATAACCAATGATTATGTTGTTTTCTCCAGTAGTAATACTATCTCCAGCTTGATAACCTACAGCTACGTTTTTATTAGCACTTGTTACCAGAGTTAAAGACGCATAACCAATACCTACGTTACTGTGTGCAGTTTGTGTAGCACCAGATGTACCTTGAATAGCTTGGTAACCTATAGAAACATTATTACCTCCATTTATGTTTTTTAATGCTTCTCTACCAATAGCTACGTTTCTTGAAGTAGTAGTTATTGAGGCTCCAGCATTGCTTCCCATCATTACGTTTTCAGCACCAGTTGTAATGTTACGGCCAGCACTAATACCAAAAGCTGCGTTGTTATGACCAGTTGTATTAGAAAGTAAAGCATTCCAACCAAAAGCATCATTAAAACTAGAAGTAGCAGCCGTTAAAGCTAGATAACCAAATGCTGAATTATGCGTAGTTGTAGTGTTTGCTGCTAATGCGTTACTACCAAATGCTGTATTCCAATAACCACCTGTATTGCTTAACAAGGCAGAGTTACCTACAGCCGTGTTTCCACCATTTGTAGTGTTTTTACAGCAGTTATAACCAATCGCAACTATACCCCCTACATTTGTTCCGCCATTACCTAACGCGTCATAACCTATAACTGTATTATTACTTCCAGTTTCGTTGTTTTTAAAAGATTGATAACCAATAGCTACATTTTTGCTTGCTGTTGTGTTTGCTTTTAAAGCGTTAACACCTGTAGCAGTATTATACGCTCCTGTTGTGTTTGACTCTAAAGAATCCTTACCTAAAGCAGTATTAAAAGCACCAGTTGTGTTTAATTTTAGTGCGTCTTTACCAACTGCTACGTTGTCATTAGCTACTGTTTGAGTTGTCAGCGCATTATGACCGATAGCAACACAGTTTGATGATGTAGTAGAGGCAACAAAAGCACTTGCACCTAAAGCTACGTTTTGCGCTCCTGTTGTGTTTGAAGCTAAAGCTTGATAACCAACCCCTGTATTATTAGATGCCGTAGTATTTGCTATTAATGCTGCTTGACCTATTGCTATGTTATAACTTCCAGTTGTGTTAACTCTAAATGCAGCTTCTCCTATCGCCACGTTTCTTTGTCCAGTAGTAGTATCTCTTGCTGCTGTACTTCCTATTGCTGTGTTATTACTTGTAGTGTTATCTTGTAATGCACTATCTCCTATTGCAGTATTTCTTAAACCAGTGATATTTTGTCTTAACGAACCATAACCCACTGCTACGTTATTAGTTCCTGTTGTATTGTCCTCTAGTGCAAAACTACCTAATGCTGTATTATTTCCTCCAGTAGTGTTATAAACTAGGCAATCATTTCCAACGGCTGTATTGTGCGAAGCAGTAGAATTAAAATGCAGAGCAAGTCTACCAATTCCTGTATTAAAACTTCCACTTGTTAAACGAGCTAAAGCCCCACTACCTACACCTGTATTTTCATCTCCTGTAATTGTTTCAACAGCCATAACACTAGCACCAACGGCTACGTTATTGCTGGCTGTAGTCATTGTCATACCAGCTTTATGACCCAATACTGTATTAAAACTTCCAGTGCAATTTTTCGCAGCTTGCTCACCAATTGCTACGTTTTGTGTTTGAGTTGTAATAGCACTGAGGGCAGCAAAACCAATTGCTAAATTAGAAGTTCCAGTGGTTTGATCGTCTAGTGCTTGATAACCTATCGCTAAACCATTACCAGTGGTGTTTGAAGTCAAAGCCTCATAACCTATAGCGACATTATTACTACTTGTTGTGTTTGCTGTTAGAGCATTCTTACCGATAGCAATATTATTACCACCAGAAACCGCAGCATCTAAAGCACTTTCTCCAAGGACAGTATTACCAGCAACAGAGTTTGCACCTTTACCAACAGTGATTCCGTTTATTGTTGCTTCTGCCGTTATCTCAACTCCATTACTTCCAACTTTTAACTCATTACTAG